CTTGTTCTTATGAACGATCCATCCACTGATTTATATCCCGTGAGGTCTGTTGGCTCGAATGTACACCCCATTACATATAGGTCTAAGCCGTATACATGAGCGATTTGTTTAGCTAACGTTGACTTGCCGCTAGCCACTGGCCCCCAAACGTAAAGATTAAGACTATCGCCTGTTGCTTTTCTCATGGAAAGAAAGCCTAAGCACTTTTCAAGCGCGGCGTGGGGCGTCTTGATTTCTTTCACTTTACCTTGGTCAATCGTGATCTCGATCCGTCTTGCTGGCTGGCCCGCGATCATGGCGTTGCATATCTCTTCAACCTTGGCAATATCCAGCCCAGCGGATGCACCAGCGATCACGGCGTCGAATATCTCTTGCCCCATCACGCCGTATTTTAGTAGAGACTCAGGCATAACAGGAGCAGGATTCAGAGCTTTTTTAAGTCCTTCCGCTAAAGTATCCGGCTTAGGCGCTGGCTTGGTCTCGGTCTCGGTCTCGGTCTCGGTCTCAGGCGCTAGTCTTGTCAATGACACGAGCGCGGTGTTATCCCATCCCTGCCGCATTACCTTGGCTTGGCCCTCCATATCTTCTAGCAAGATCATTAGATCGTCATCGTCTCGGGGGCTATCGTTATAACATTCAATTAGACTTACAAGAGCCAAATAGTCCGGTTTAGTCATGGCCCCCACTTTAAAACCAATTGAGCTTATAAACGTACGAAGGCCGCCCGATTTACAACTTGTGAAGTCGCACATTATCTGGCCATAATTAAAGGGTACTTTTATTTTGTTATGTGTTGTCATGGTCTTGGTCTCTTGTGTTGTCTTTATGTTGGCCGCCAGCGAGGCGGTGTAATGTCTGATTATACATAGTTGATGTCAAGGTGCAACAACTTAGAGCAACAAAGTACAACTTAGAGCAACAAAGTCGAAAACATGCCAAGTTAATAAACGTGATCTCGTCTCTCCCTTGGTCGTGATCTCGGGGCCAATCGGTCTTCCGTCTCGGTCGTGATCTCGGTCTCCCGTCTCGGTCGTGATCTCGGTCTCTCGTCGTGATCTCGGTCGGTCTCTCGGTCTCCCGTCTCGGTCGTGATCTCGGTCTCTCGTCTTGCTCTCGGTCGGTCTCGGGTCTTGTTCGGGCCGTTATCTTGGTCGGTATCAGTCAAAACAGGGGGGCGGTCTCGTGTATTAGAAACAGGTCGGCGTGATTAGGGAGGGGGGAGGCGTGAGAAAGGAGCGGGGGCGACGGGGCCTCTTTTATGTCACTCTCATACGCACTGTAGCAAGCAAAAATATCACGCCAGAAAAAATTCTATAACACGAAAATCCCAAACGCGGCAGGTATTTATCACGGACATAAAAAAGCCCGCACAGAGGCGGGCAAAGGTCACACAAAGAACTTAGTCCTGAACAAGAACCCAGTCTTCGGCCAAGACATCTGATTGGGAGGCGAGCCAAGGCACGACAGTATCCTGCGCGGTCTTCATATCAATATGGGGCTGATAGTTAATGGTCGTGCCCTCTGGGTATATGCCCAGCAGCGGAGCGCGATTGACTTGGAACGTAGAGCCTTGCACCAAAAACAGAAACATGTTCTTCCCGTTCCAGCCAGAACGCGCCACGCGGTAGCCTTTCTTTAGGGCCGTTACCGCCGCGCCGAAATCTACGCCCATGCTCGTGTCGTAGTACGCGCCCTCAAACACGTCAGAAGGCGACCAAGAGATATGCCCCTCATGGTTGGCATGATTAGGGGTTTTCGCGCCGTAGTACTCGACTAGGTACCCTGTATCTTCACCTCTTTCTGCAACGGGCATTACCCATCCTCGGTAAGTGTTGTATTGGCTGCGAGTCATTGGTCTGGCCTGAACTAGTTTGGTGCCTAAATATTCTTTCATTGGTCTCTCTTTGGTCTAGTAAACTTCTTGGGTTAGTAATTCGTCGGTGTGAGCAAGTTCGTGACCTCTCTCACGTCTAAAGGCCACCCGCACTTGCTCGTCTGCGATAGCCGCAGCGTAAAGTAGGACGTTCATAACTTCTTTTAGTAATGGCAGGAAGTGGGTCTTTATCTGGTAACGGGACATGGGCTTGCCGATTAAGTTCGCCATTCTCATGATGTCTGATAGAACAGTCTTAGGCTCTGCGGAAACTAAGCCTTCTCCCTCACATTCTATGCAACATACATAGGCTCCGTTACGGTCAGCGCGTTCTTGCTCGGTCGCCGCACCCGTGCCGTGGCATCGAGGGCATCGTTCTCGGGTCTTACTGATGTCAAGCTGCGCCAATGTCACCATGACGGCTTGCGTGACGCGTGACTCCCTTTCCTCTTCGCTTGACCACAAGCTGCTTTGGGTGCTGACATGAGGTAGACAGGCAAAGACGATAGTAGGAGGGACAGGCTCGTTGACAACGTGGCTCGCTAAGACTTGAAGGCCCATGTTCTCCCAAGAGCCTTGTCTTGAGACAAGACTGAGTAATGCCAAAGCGTCAGGACGGGCGAACGTGTCTCCGCCACCCCCACCGCCTCCGCAGGATTCAAAATTTGTAGTTTTAATGGAGGTCAAAAGTAAAACGTGTTGTGTCTTCGGAGAGACGTAAAGCATGGCTGCAACCTTCTTTAATTAGGTGTTTACTGGGTGAGTATCGTTGACTGACTAATACTATACCATAAACACCTAAAAAGCTTTACATTTACATTTTACCCCTGTATAACTATAAAAATGGTCGTTGGTACATCCGCTATCCCCATAGTATGTGTCTCCCGCACCCAAAGTATCATCGACCATTCTAATTCCCCCAATACCTAACTACCGACCATGAGGTACCTATGTCCGATAAACCGGAACCTACCGCTATGGGAAGCCATTTTATACCTGCCGGATTCGGTGACATGACCCTCGAATGGGAGATTGCCGAACTTGAGAACGACCTAATGGAAGTCGCCGACTCCTTAGATCCTCGCGCACTCAAGGCAATACAGTTCTGGATGCAAGGGCACGTAAACGCAGAAGCCGTGATGTTAGCTGGATACAACCAGAAAGATTACAGCGACGCAGGCAAGCACTTCCTTTTTATTATCCGTAAGCCACAGGCAAAAATGTACGTCGACTTGTGCAAGCGTATCGCCATGATGCGTTCGCTACGAGAAGAAGCCTACACAGAAGCCGAGTGGATGCGCCAGATACGCCGCGTTCAGACACTTGCGATGGGCGACGAAGCTCAGAACATGTCTACTTTTCATGAAGGCGGTCTCGTCACAGGAAAAGGCAAGAATGCTCAGTTAGGTCAAGCCATTAAAGCTCTCGAACTGGTAGGCAAACGTCACGGTTGGTTAGTTGATAAGTCAGAAGTGAAGAACACTGGCGACGCCAAAGTAGTCGTGTCGGTCAAAGACTTTACGCGAAAGCACGAAGACGAAGACGACGAGGACGAATAAACCATGTATCGACTCAGCGCCCGAAGCACTAGACATTTGGAGGGCGTTGACCCTCGCTTGATTGCCGTAATCCAACTGGCATTAACCATATCAAAAGTAGATTTCGGCATACCCAAGACAGGCGGATTCCGAACAGTCGACGACCAAAATAGATTATTCATATCAGGTGACTCGCCCCTCGATGGACTGGTCAAAATTTCACGTCACCAAAGCGGCAAAGCGTTCGATGTATTTGCTTACGTAGACGGGGGCGCGTCATGGGATTTTGACGACCTCGCCGAAGTGGCGACAGCGATACTATCAGCGGCTTCTAAGCTGGGCACCCCCCTTACGTGGGGAGGTCATTTTAAAAGCTACGTTGATGGCCCCCACTTTGAAATAGACGAAAGGTACAGCCTGTAATGAGCAACTGGAAAAGCATTGTATCCACAGTAGCACCTATCTTGGGCACCGCGCTAGGTGGGCCAATGGCAGGGGCCGCTCTAAAAATGTTGTCCAGTACTTTGCTGGGCAAAGAAGACGCAGACGAGGCAGAGATGGCCGCGTTCATATCGACCGCGTCACCTGAGCAATTACTCAAAATCAAAAACATGGACCGCGAGTTTGAGCTTCAAATGGCCGCGATAGGCGTTGACATATTCAGGCTAGAACAACAAGGCCGCGCCGACGCGAGAGCGAACCACAAAGGTCACTTTATGCCTACGCTAATTTGCATATCGTTGACACTAGTTGTCACGGCGATAGCAATAGGTCTCATGGTCATGGCCATACCTGAACGAAACGAAGGCATCTTGAATATGATCATTGGTCAAGTGCTTACCGCTTGGATCGGGTCAATCGCCTACTGGGTAGGCACGACCAAATCCAGTAGTGATAAAAATAAGATGCTAGAGACCAGAAACGCATGATAGATAAGCCTGCCCTAACGAGCTACCTAGTCAATGGGTGTACCGCCCTATTTGGATTTTTAACAGTGGAATACATAGCAATCGCCATCGGTGTATTTTTGGGTGTACTTACGTACTGCACTACCCTTTACTACCACCGCTTGAGAAATGCAAGAGACGTAGCAGAGCAGGCCCGAAAGGTTGAGCTTCACGAATTAGAAGTAGAGGCGTTACGCGCCAAGACATGATACGTCTCACGCCCCTACCACCTGTGTACGCCTACTAATGGCATCACATGAATTTAGAATGGGCGCAGAAGGCCCAGTTCTTAAACGCTACATGTCAGGACGTAATCGCGTCACAATGATACGTGGCCCTCTAGGCTCTGGTAAGACGTTCGGTTCATGTCAGCGTATGTTCACTCAGATTTGTGAGCAAAAGCCCACCAAAGAAGGTGTGAGGAAGTCTAGGTGGGTAGCAGTACGTAACACCTACCCTGACCTGCAAAGCACAACGATCAAAGATTGGCTGGAAATGTTCGGAGACCCTAAACTGGGGCGCTTCACGAATGACTTCCCCCCAACGCACCGACTAGCCTTTGAACTCGAAGACGGGACAACGGTAAAGTCAGAAGTAGTTTTTCTCGCTTTAGACAGGCCGGACTCAATCAGGAAGCTCCGTGGTCTGCAAGCTACGGGCTTCTGGTTGAACGAGGTGAAAGAACTAGAGTGGGACATCGTTCAGATGTGCGATTTACGTCACGGTCGATACCCAAGCAAAGCCGAGGTAAGAAATTACTGGCATGGCATGATTGGCGACACCAACTCCCCTGACGATTCCCACTGGTATTACCGACTCGCAGAAGAAGACAGGCCCGATGGCTGGGACTTCTTATCACAGGCAGGCGGAGTCCAGAAATTAAATAACAAATGGGTCGAGAACCCTGACGCTGAAAACTTAGCCAATCTACCTGATAATTACTATACCGCTGGTATGGCAGGTAAAGACGAGGACTGGGTACGCGTCAACCTCGGCAACATGTACGGCAACGTCTCAGACGGCAAGCCAATATTCAAACACCAGTGGAACGACGTCTTCCACGTCTCAGAATTCCCAATGGTACCGCTCAAAGAAGGCCAGTTATATATCGGATTCGATTTCGGTCTTACGCCTTCGGCCATTATAGGCCAAGTCAAAGACGGCCAACTGCGTCTGCTTGACGAGCTGGTTGCGGAATCAATGGGTCTTGAGACGTTTGTAGAGGACGTATTGCTACCCATGCTGCGTCAAAAATATAAGAAGCATAAGTTTTCAGACATAGAAGTGTGTTGCGATCCTTCGGGTGTGGCTCGAAACGATGTGACAGGCATATCGCCCATTACATCGCTTGTCGAAAGAGGCTTCAATGCCTACCCCGCGCACACAAACAAACCCTTATTACGATGGGAAGCCGTCAGGTATTTCCTAACCCGCATGGCACATGGCAAGCCTGTGTTCCTGCTATCGCCTGAGTGCTTGATGTTACGCCGAGGATTTAACGGCGGGTACCACTTGAGACGCTTACAGGTCGGTGGGGCCGCAAAGTTTTCAGAGAAAGCAGACAAGAACGAATTTTCACACCCGCATGACGCACTTCAATACTTATGTTTAGCGGTCAGAGGCGAGCTTAATCTTGGGACTGGCGATCAAGTCAGCCATACCCCTACACATTCCGCATCATCTAAAACAGGTTACTAATCAATGACAGATCAAGACAGCCCACGTAAGCGTAAGCCAAAAGCCTACGGGCATGACTACGATCTCGACGGTAGCAAAGTAGACGTTTTATCGTTAGCGATAGAGCAAACTTTGTCGGAAGCCATCTACCAGAAGTATGAGATTGAAGAACGCATGATACGCGACTTGCGTACCTATCACGGCATGTACGATCCTGCTACTAAGACGCGTCTCGACTCCTCTCCCCGTGCAAAAGTATTCATGAACTTGGTAAGAGCCAAGACCAATGCCGGAGAGTCACAGCTAGTTGACTTGTTGTTCCAAGCGGAAGATAAAAATTACGGCATAAAGCCCACTCCTGTACCTGATCTAGTTAGCCGTCTCAATGACGAAAGCCCGACCGAGCGTGACGGGCAACAGTTTCAGTTTGAAGACGACGGCGCAGTAGTCACGAACAAAGACTTAGCTATGCGCGAGATGGAAGTAGCGAAGATTGCTTGCGAGAAGATGGAAGTCCAAATAGACGACCAGCTTGTGCAGGCAGATTACGCAGCCAAAGCCCGTAAAATCATTCACGATGCGTGTGTTGTGGGCACCGGAATTCTTAAAGGGCCAGTCGTTGTAGGCCGCGCCAAGAAACGTTACGCACCTAACCCTGAGACGGGAATCCTTGAGCAGCAAGTATCCTATTCCTATGACCCGTCTACCGAGATGGTAAGACCTTGGGACTTCTTTCCTGACCCGAGTGCTTCGCACATAGAGGAATGTGAGTACACATTTGAGCGTCGGTACCTGTCACGTAAGCAAGTAAGAGAATTGCCTATCAAGTCACGCTTCGATCCTGAAAAAGTCAGAGCCGTCTTGAAGATGTCAGCCAAAGAAACCCAGCACCATTCGGGGTTCGTTGATGACGTACGCGTTATGGCGGGATTGAACGACAACCTGAATGACTCGCGTTACGAAATGTGGGAATACCACGGGCCGATTAGCACCGAAGCGTTACTTGAGTGGGGCATCGAGCTTACTGAGGACGAAATTGAAGATCCGTTACAAGAAAAGACGGGAATAATCCATTACTGCGGCGGCATAATTTTAGACATAAAGCTTCAAGTTATTGACTACGACCAGTCTTCACCATACCGCGTGTTTAACTGGGAAGAAGACGATAGTTCTCTTTTCGGGTACGGCGTTCCGCACATATGCGAAGACCAGCAAGAAGTCATTAACTCGTCTGTGAGAATGATCATAGATAACGCGGCTATCACAGCAGGCCCGCAGCTAGGCATAAACAAGAAAAAGGTCACACCTGAGAACGGGTCTTGGACACCAGAAGCGTTCAAAGTGTGGGACTTAAAAGACAATATTACGGACATCAATCAGGTATTTACCTCGGTTGAGTTCAACAGTCACTTGCCCGAATTACAGGGCGTATACACTTTGGCCCGAACTCTTCTTGATGAAGTCTCCGGCGTTCCTATGCTACAGCAAGGCGAGCAAGGGCCATCTTCTCCAACACTGGGCGGCATGTCTATGCTGATGAACGCGGCTAACGCCGTGCGACGCAGACAGATAAAGCAATGGGACGACGAAGTCACGGTGCCTATGATCAGCGACTTCTACCATTTCAATATGATGCACAGTGAAGACGATACTTTGAAGGGCGATTACCAAGTTCACGCCCGAGGTACGTCAGCCCTACTCGTCAAAGAACAAACTGCACAATCTATTGCGAACATGATGGGCATGATCGGAAGCTCTGAAGAGTTTGCCCCCGTTATTCGTCTCAAGTCTCGTGAGATATTCGCCGCATGGGCCAAGACGCAGACTTTACCCGCAGACGTAGTGCCGTCCAAAGAAGAACTAGACGAATACTACAAGAAACAAGAAGCCGCACAGAAAGATCAGCAACAGCAGCAAAATCCAGCCGTAGAAGTCGAGGCTATGAGAGCGCAAGCAGCAGAGAAGAAGCAAGCATTCGAGCTTGAAGTTCTAACGCGTAATCAGCAGTACGACGCTGGCGAAAAAGACTTAGACCGCAAAGTTAAAATCCTTCAACTACGAGAGCAGATGGAGTCTCGCGTCTCACAAGAGAAGCAGGAAATGATGCGTCTTGCCCAGCAGGACAAAATCAGCCAAGACAAGCTACTCGTCTTGTTAGAGACCGAAGATAAAAAGCTCAAGTCCGAATGGGACGGCAGGGCGCTCGAAGCCGAGATGAAGACACGTCTAGGCAACACGGGAAACTACGGCATTGAATAAGTTCAACAGACACTCCGGCACATGGCTTGTGACGGCCCAGTATTTAAAAGAGCAAAGAGGCGAATTACTCGACCTTCTTGTTCTCCAAGACAGCGACATCGTCAGGGGCAAAATCCAGATGATAGACGACCTGCTTGACTTTCCCTCTCACCAAGAGACGGAATAAAAATTTCAAACCTGCGCCTTGCCGTGGGTGAGAAAGTTCAAGGGACTCCCCCTTTTTAGACTCCACGAACTTTATAGGAACGCCAATGGCAAACGCAGAAGATAACGTGTCTCCCTCCGAGGACGACGCGCTCGACGTATTTAACACGTTAGTAGATAACTCACCTCCTAGTGGGACTGACTTACCACACGCAGACGAAGTTGAAACGTCGGATCAAGTAGACGACTTGACGATACCTAAAGACAACGAACCCCAAGACGAAGAAACCCAAGCGATTCAATCTGAAGACGGTGATGCAACACCTGAAGCAGTCGACTCCAACGAGGCTGATCCGTGGACAGGGGCAAGTGAATCTCAGGTCAATTTGTTTAGAAATCTACAACTTGAGAACCTGAAGTTAAATAACAACGTTCGCGCTAATTCGGGACGGGTATCTGCCCTGACCAAGAAGCTAGACGATTTAACTCGGAAGCCCGCAGAGCAATCGACGGCGCAATCCGGAGGCAATCAAGAGGTCGCGGCCCAAGACCTTCAAGGCAAATCTTTTCAAGAAGTTGAAGAGGAATGGCCGGAAGTAGCGGGGTACGTACGTGACCACGTAAGCCGAGCAGTCCAGCAGACCCAAGACGCGATGCGAAGAGAGATGGCTCCGTTACAAGAGTCCCATCAAAACTTTGCAGCGAGCCGACAGGCTGAAACTGTCAACAGTGAACTTGACTACCTACAAAACCTTCACCCCGATTTTCGGGAAGTGAATGATTCTGCCGCTTTCAACGACTGGCACAGCCAGCAGCCTGAGAGCATCCAGAACCTGCGTAATTCTCAAGGCGCTTTAGACAACGCAAGACTACTCGACTTATTCAAGTTCGATTCAGGTAAGGCCCAAGAGCGCAGCGCACCCGCGCCTACCGCTAGACGGACAAACCTGTCTGACCATGCTGAATTGCCCCGTAAAGGAGCAGCGAAGCCTCAAGGACTCCCCGATGATCCGGCTGAGTATTTCGATTTAATCACATCAACATAACCCCCTACTAGGAAGCTATAATGCCAACTTACAATGAAGTAAATGACTACGGTGACATCGGTTCACGTTTAGGCGCACATGCCGAGAAGAAACTTTTAGAACACGCCGCTCCAATCTTAATCTTGTCTAAGCTAGGCGACACAAAGCCTATGCCTAAGAACAAAGGCGAGAACATCAAATGGCGTCGTCCTCGCGTCTTAGAAAACGCAACCACCCCGTTAGTAGAAGGCGTTACTCCTTCTGGTTCATCTTTCCGTTACGACGACGTTATAGCCACGTTAGTTGAATACGGCGACTGGTTCCCGCTTACTAACAAAGTAGCGGATTTGCACGAAGACTCGTACGGCTCTGACCTTGCAATGATGGCGGGTGAGCAAGCAGCATCGACTATCGAAGCGGTTACATGGGGCGTCATTCGCGCAGGTACTAATGCCATGTTAGCAGGCGGCGTATCAACCCGCGCAGGCGTAGCGGCTGAAGTCACGCTAGGTACATTGCGTAAAGTTGTGCGTACTTTGAAAGGCAACAAAGCCAAGCGTATTACTTCGATCTTGGATGCGTCTCCGAAGTACAACACTAAGCCTATCGAAGCGTCTTACGTTGCGGTATGTCATACGGATTGTGAAGTTCAGATCCGTAAACTTGCAGGCTTCACGCCTGTAGCTGAATACGGCTCTCGTACGGTCATATGCCCTGAAGAGTTCGGGACAGTTGAGAACGTACGTTTCGTTACTTCTCCTGACCTAGAAGCGTTCGTAGAGAGCGGTGAAGAAGGCGGCGCAGTAGGCGATATGATCGCTCACCCACTCGATGCAACTAAAGCATTGGTATACCCAATCTTGGTTATGGGCCAGAACGCTTTCGGTACTATCGCCCTTAAAGGTTTTGGTGCTATCAAGCCGAAGGTTCGACAGCCGGGTCAAGCAGACTCAAATGACCCAATGGGTCGTAACGGTTCTGTTGCTTGGTGTACTTGGTATACGTCTAAAATCCTTAACGATTTATGGATGGTTCGTATCGAAGTTGCAGTTGAAGAAAACCCTAGCTAACTAGCAGTAGCTATCCAGTAATGGCCTCGCATTCGCGGGGCTTTTTTATTTCCTGTCGGAGAGAAATACCATGAATTTTGAAACATTAACCCTTAAAGAATTACACGCTTATGCCCAAGATACATTAGGCGTAACGCTACCCAGTAAAATGACCAAAGCTGAAATCATTATCAAGATCAGAAGCTACGGCGGAGACGAAAGCATCGGGCCAGCAGGCGCGGGAAGTGCTACCGAAGGTAACGAAGACAAGATCCCAACTGCGGTGATTATCTCGTTACAAGAAAACGGAGACGCGACCGATAATTTCGAGACCGTTGTACTCAATGGCCGTAACTATCAAATCCGCAGAGGCACCGAAGTACGTGTTCCGTACGGCGTCTACGACATTCTTAAACGCGCCGTTGAAGTGATCCACAAACCCGTCACCGGAGACGATGGCCGCATAACTCAAGTAAAAGTTCGTCGCCCTCGCATTCCTTTCTCAGTAATCAAGATGATCTACGCGGAGTAATCCATTGAACTTCCTCGAACTATGTAAAGCCGTCAGACGCGAATCTGGCATCACTGGCACAGGCCCAGCCCAAGTTACCTCACAGACAGGCATACTTGAAAAGGTCGTCATATGGGTGCAGCAGGCTTATGTAGACGTGCAAAGTGCCCATACCGATTGGAGATTCATGTGGAAGATGGCGACGTCGTCTCTTCAAGCAGGCAAAAACGTGTACATCGGCGGTGATTTAGCCATTGTTGATTACAAAAAGTTGAAGTCTGTTGCCATATCGAACGTGGAAGTTCACATCAAAGATTGGGAATGGTACACACAGCGCATAAAACGCGGAGGTATGTCTGCTCACACAGGCGTCCCTACGCATGTCGCCGTGGGTCTTGACCGGAAGCTTTACTTCTACCCTACCCCTGTAGTAGCCAGTCCTATTGAGATTGAATACTTCATGAAACCCGTGGCCTTGACGGCGTCTACTGATGTCCCGATTGTGCCGGAAGAGTTTCACAGGGCCATTATGCACAAAGCCCTCATGTACTACGCCGACTATGAAGACGACGACTTCCGATATGGCAAAGCCGCGATGGAGTTTGAACGTTACCTGACAAACATGGCAGTAGACAGTCTGCCCAAGGTTTCGTTTAAGTGAGCCGTAATATTCGGTCAGCGGTCGTTATACTAAAAGGCGGCCTGAATCTCGCCGCGTCGGTCTTAGAGTTACGAGACGGCGAGGCGATACAGCTTTTCAACTACGAGGTTAATACCCTCGGTCGTTACCAACGTATCCTCGGGTACGAGCGCGTGGACGGGAAACCGTCTCCTGCCGATACCAAAGCCCCCGAGTTGGCCGGATACCCGTTCTCTGACGACGAGACCGAACGGGAAGCGATGGACACTGAACGGGAAGCTCGCAGGAGCGCCATACAGCCACTAACAGGGAGCGGCCCGATAAGAGGTGTCGTTTCTTACTTAGGCGTCTTGTACGCGTTTCGAGACAACCTAGCGGGTACCGAGGGATGTTTGCACAAGGCCACACCGACCGGATGGGAACAAGTCACCACTCCGTCACTGGCCCCTGCTGGGCGATACGAGTTCTCTATATCCAACTTTGGAGCCTCGTCTTCCAGTATTAAGCTTTACGGCGTCGACGGTAAGAACGACCTGTTCGAGTTTGACGGGACAACGTTCACTCAAATTGCAGGCCCAGTAGCAGGCAAAAAGCCCACGCACCTTGAGATTTTAGCGTCTCAGGTCATGGTCAATTCCTACGAAGGGGGTACGTTCGTCTTTAGTGCAGTAGGCGACCCAACAGATTTTCTAAATGGCGGAGAGATAGGCGTCGGAGACGAGATAACCGCGCTTGACCTTCAGGCCAATAACACCATGAGCGTGTTCTGCAAAAACAGAACCTACGTCTTGTACGGCACCTCGAAGCTGGACTTTACCCTTCAGGATCTATCTAAAACAATGGGCGCAGTAGAACACTCTGTCCAGACGATAGGAGACAGCATCTACTTAGACGACCGAGGACTGGCCCGTCTCAATCGAGTGCAGCAGTTCGGTGACTTCGACATGGCTACTATGTCTCAAAAAGTCGAGCCTCTTCTACAAAAGTACGCAAGACGGGCTATCTCTTCTTTCTCTATCAAAGGCAAAAATCAGTACCGCGTGAACTTCGACGACGGCACAGGGCTTATCTGTACGTTCTCAGGTCGTGAGGTCTCGGGATTCAGCACGTTTGATTACAAGAAAAAAGTACGTTGCGCCTACTCGGGAGAAGACGTGAACGGGATAGGGGCTGTCTATTTTGGCTCTGACGACGGGTACGTATACCAAGCGGAGAAAGGCTTTAGCTTTGACGGCGAAGGTATCAACCATGTGTGTCGTCCGGCGTTTACGAGTCTCGGACAAGCGGAGTACAAGAAACGCTGGCGTAAAGCGGTCATAGAAATTGATACCACGTCGGTCACAACTCTGACGTGCATACCTGACTTTAACTATTCTGACCCTGAAAACCCATACCACGAACCTCAAGTGCTTGTAGCAGAAGGAGGCGGAGGGTACTGGGATGAAGCCTCATGGGACGAGTCCAAATGGTCTTCGTCTTCTACGTCCTCGGTTGAACTGTACATTGACGGCGTGGCGAGAAACATATCAATGGTTTTCTCAGGAGAGACGACAGGGGAAGCCCCTCACATATTGAACAGCATAATCTTACACTACTCACCTAGAGGTCGCAGACGCTAATGGCAAACCAATTTTTCAATTTCACTTCCACCGTAGTAGCAGGCAGCACGATCAGGTCTGATCACTACAACAGTGGTCAGCAGGCCATTGAAGCAGCATTCGATAGCGTAGAGCAGGAGTTCTCCCGCGCAGTTTCTCTGCCTGATAACTTCGGTGGCAGTAACCTAATACCGGAACAAAGCGTAGAAGATACGTTCCTGTACATAAACAGTGAAGGGAACTTATCCTTGTACTCAGGAGTAGAGTTGCAGAGTCAGTTTTCCTTGGCAGCATCTAGCTCCTTGGCGGCAGCATCAGACGCCGCGCAAGTCGCTATTCACGCCACAGAAGTTTCAAATGACGCGTCTCAGGTCTCGTTGAAATTAGGGCAAACTGAGACGGCGAGAAACGAAGCTGAGACGGCGAAAAACGAAGCTGAGACGGCGAAAAACGAAGCTGAGACCGCTCGATCAGGGGCCAACAATGCTAAGGACGCAGCGATCACCGCTAAAAATTCGTCGGTCGATGCGAAAAACGAAGCAGAGAACGCCGAGACAGCAGCCGTCAACGCTGAGAATGCGTCACAAAGCGCCATGACCGACGCCGTGACTGCCCGAGGTGGAGCAGAGAACGCCGAGACAGCAGCCGTCAACGCCCGAACTGGCGCTGAGACTGCCCAGACCGGAGCCGTTGCCGCCAAGGATGCGGCTAACGTATCAAACGGCTTGGCGGAAGACGCGAAAGAGGGTGCGGAAGATGCGCGGGACAGCACTCAAGCTCTGCTGGATAGTATTGTAGACCCGTCAGATTTTGGTCTGGGAGGGAATGCTGACCAAATAACAGATTTTGATGAAGCAGCGGGAACACCAAGGGGGAGCGAGTTTCTAGCAGCACACCCAGTAAACACTGCAAATAAACCAACAGGGGCAGGAACAAACAACTATGCGGGGATACGTTGTAAGAGATTAGATAGCTCATACTTCGAGTTTTGGGCTGGTTTATCTGAAAATAGATACTGGGCTAGGGCGTATAACGTTGGTTATAAAGATTGGGTTGAGATGTATACATCAGGTAACTCAGTTAACCCATTAGATTTTGGTCTGGGCGGGGATGCGGTTAACGCAGGCTTAACAGATTGGGATGATGTGACTAGTCTAACAAGTGGTAACTATACCCAGTTTCAGAGTACTAGTACTTCTATTCTAAACAGCCCACCCTTTGTTTCTAATACTAGTATAAACAGTGCTTTTAGTGTCGTTGCAACAAACGGTAGAAAGACGTTAGTACTAACTGAGCTAAAGCGCAGTGCTGGTATTCGGTTCGAGAGAACTGAAACAAGTGCGGGTGTATGGTCCGATTGGCACACGGTGTACAATTCAGGCAACTCAGTTAACCCATTAGATTTTGGTATTGGCAATGCTGGTCCAAGCGTAACTGATGCTAATGGGCCACTTGCAAACGGTCTATATTCGGGTGTAGGTTCAACTGCTCTAAATTATCCAAGCAATATGGAATTTGGTAATTTTTTGAATATGGTTAGAGCGAATAATGGTGCTATACATTCAAGACTATACATGGGAAGAGCAGGTGGCATTACATCTGTTTTTGCTAGTCAGAGCACTGACAGTGGTGCAACCTTTAACCATGCAGAGTTATTTCACTCAGCTAACTCAGTCAACGCCAAGGATTTTGGACTAGGCCCACGAACAGGTATTACTGACCTCGCTAATGCTAGTTTAGATACTATTACAGCTACTGGATTTTTTACGGGTTATGGTGGACTCCATAGCACTGCCTCAACAGGCGACAACCCTTTCTCAGATGGGGGTGGTGCTTTTAGCTTACTATCCCAAAAATGCGTTAACACAACCGATAGTGAGTTCACGACACAAACGGCTATTGCGATTTCACTTGGTGAAACTACTTCAAAAATACGTAGTAAAAGCAGTACATCTAATGGGTGGGGTCCGTGGATTGAGATACTCCACTCAGGTAACTCAGTTAACCCATTAGATTTTGGCATTGGTGGAATACCCAACTCAGTTGTATCCGCTGATGATGCTGTTGGTTCAGGCGTGTTCATGGAGGACAACGATGTTAATATCTTCAATGCACGTACACCAATTTTAAACGTAGCTAGAACTACGTCTAAAACAGGCTGGCAGTTAGCGTGTGAAACAGGTGGGTCAACAGGTAGTAACACTGTCAAACTTCTTGCGCGTGCAACAAGCAGTACCGCAGAGGATTATGGTGATGCTGTTGAAATATTACATACTGGGAAAGTCAACTCCGATGTGTTTGGTGGTACAGGTTCTGGCAAAGTACTAGCTGTGGGTTTTGCTAGAGACGCTACAAGTGCATACTTCCCGTTGCACATTAACTCGCCCCTAAGCAAAAAAGCTCAAACAATAACTGTACTGAACGATTTTTTAATTAGGTCAGTAGACGGGGGTACTGTCAAAGGTAATGTTACTGGGACAGACATTATATTAGACAGAGCAAGTTCAAGAGTTGCGATGCTAAGAATAAGTAATCTTACGGGATTGACGGCTGGTGAGAATCTTATCTTTGTAACTCTAAATAATACATCAAAAATAACGGTGGGCTACTAATGACTACATCTATATATAAGTACATAGACGCAGGAACCATCCAGTTCTTTAGAACTAACGTAGATGGGTCCATCACTAACGGTCCTATTGTAGATGGTGATACTCGTACAAGACAGGTCCAAACTGGTACTCAGGAAATGGAGTCTGGTAGCGCACAGGTTGAGAACGGTTCAGAGCAGGTTGAGAACGGTAGTATATCTGTAGAAGTGGGAGTTGACGAGGAAGGTAATCCCATCTTCGAAGACCAGATGCAGTACATGACCATCCCTACATACGAGACTGTTATTACGTACACAACTGAGCCTGTTTTTGAAACTGTTACATACTCACCGTGGGACGAGCTTATGGCGTCCGACGCACAAGTGCAGCCTGTTCCACAGGAAGTAATAGATGCCGAGGCAATAGAAGCATTCAAAGAATCTCGCCGTAAAAAAGTGAGAGAGTCAACGGTTATTACTTCTCAAGGGAACGAGTACGATGCAGACGAGACGAGCATTGCGCGAATGGGCTTTGCGCTCCTTGCGATGGACGGTGAGCCGGAAGACCTTGAGCTTTCATGGTCGTTAGCAAACACAGGGTCAGGCGTCATGTCCTTAGTGATTTTGTCTGACCTTAAAGAAGCCCAAAAGGAAGCAGTAAAAAAGATGGCAGCACTTTGGGCGGCAGGATAGTACAGGCACCGCTTGCTTTTTTACAGAAAATGACGTATAAAAACCCATGATGTGACATCCACGTCCTCCCTCCCTCCTTGAATATTCGAGTAAACAATGCGAAATCAAACTAATGGCTCCGGCTCTAATGCTGGTATGGGCTGGGTTCCGCCTGTCCAAAAGAAAATCGGTGATCGCCCTATCATTCCAGTGGCGAAGTATACCCCCGAAAAAGGAAGCGTGGGAGGCGACCAGTTGGTCGAGAACCGTGTTAGGGGTTTGATGAATCCCGAAAGCAAGCTGATGAAAAAGTCAGTGTCCAACGCCAACAACATGTCAGCACAGCGAGGTCTTCAATCTTCGTCTATCGCTACTGAAAACGGCGTCAACGCCATGTTCAATTACGCGTTACCTATCGCGCAGCAAGACGCGCAGACGTTTTCGTCTCAGAGTCTTTTGAACCAGAACAACAAACAGCAAGCGGGTTTGATGAACACGCAGGCTGAGAACACCGCTAACTTGCAAAAGAGTCAGCAGGGATTCCAGTCGGGCGAGAGCCAATTAGATCGTCAGCAGCAAACCAACTTGGAAGACCAGCGTTTCTGGAACCAGTCAAGCCTTCAGGACGACCAGCAGGGCTTCCAGTCAGGCGAAAGCAGACTAGATCGCCAGCAGCAAAGAACTATCCAAGACGACCAGCAAGGTTTCGCGTCAGGACAAAGCCAGCTCGACCGCCAGCAGCAGACTGACATAGTCGATAAGCAGCTACAGAGCCAGTCGAACCTTCAAGACGACCAACAGGGTTTCCAGACAGGCGAAGCCGAATTGGGACGCCAGCAGCAGAGAAACCTTCAAGACGACCAACAGGGTTTTCAGGGTTCTCAAGGGCAGCTAGACCGCCAGCAGCAAACCAACATAGTAGCCACTCAGCTTGACAGTCAAGCGAACCTTCAAGACGACCAGCAGGGTTTTCAGGATTCTCAAGGGCAGCTAGACCGCCAGCAGCAAACCGACGTAATCAAGGCCCAGTTCAATAACCAGTCTACGCTTCAGGAAGGTCAGCAAAATTTCCAGTTGCGTATCCAGAACGACCAGCAGAGTTTCCAAAGCGGCTTCGAGAAATCAATGGAAGCACTACGTTTCCAGAACAGTAAAGGCTTGCTCGATGCCCAAGGGGTTCAAGACCTCAAGAAGATGGCGAAGCAGAATATCTACGCGCTCGGTCAAATAGCCAGAAGTGGAAAGCTTCAGAAAGACCGAGATGCTTTGCTACAGACTTTCTCTGAGAAAAACCTGTCCACTACAGGGCTTCAGTCTTTAGAGCAGATTGGGGCACAGGCCACGGCGAGTATCACGCTTCAGAATAACTCTCAGGCGTTCTCGTCTTCAGAGCGTGAAGCGCAAAACGCAAACCAAGGCTTGATGCAGAACACGCAGAACAGGTTTAGTGCGGATCAGCAAGAACTTCAAAACCTTCAGCAGACTAACTTGCAGAACGATGCTCAAGGGTTCACGGCGGGACAGCAGAACACGCAGAACAGGTTTAGTGAGGATCAGCAAGAACTTCAAAACCGTCAGCAGACTAACTTGCAGAACGATGCCCAAGGCTTCACGGCTGGTCAGCAGAACACGCAGAACAGGTTTAGTGCGGATCAGCAAGAACTTCAAAACCGTCAGCAGACTAACTTGCAAAACGATGCCCAAGGCTTCGCGGCTGGTCAGCAAAGTATCCAGAATCG